AGTTCAAGCACGCCATTTGAAAGATCAAACCAAGCACCCACAATCGAAGCGTTTTTCTTTTTAATAGCTAGCTTGGCCCAAGAACGTTCGTCTGCTTTAAGGTACACAGAGAAAGTATAAACAGTGTCATCTGTAAACGCCCCCACCGGATTTTCGTACCCCGCGTGTGAATTACTTTCTGTATTCTCTACGATCTTTACCATAGTAGAAACGCCGTCAATCCACACTGAAGTTCCTGCGGAGATTGATGCTCTAACTACGCCGAGACCAGACCCATCTGACAAATCAACATAATTCGTCCTAGCCTCGCTCTCCAGCAGCAGCCCTCTGTTAGTCCACTCCTGACCGTTGTAGACGTAGTGACCACGGCGCGGGAGATAGACAGCCGCTGACGTAGTAGGAACGTAGCTGTCTCCACGATCAGGATTGTCCACCATGCCACCGAGGTCGGAGCGGTAGAGGTGCGCGCCCCAGATGTAGATGCCATTACCAACTGCCCCAGCGTAAACTGATTGATTGTCTGCCGTGTTTATAAAAATGTATGGTTGAAAATTAGAGTCCACTGCTGTGTAAGTTACAAAGCAGCGATACCAACCGTTACCAACATCCTCAATTCCATAGGAAGCGTGGGATGATCCTTTTGTTCCCAGACTTCCCGTATCAAGATTAAACCAAGAGCGTTCACCGCTAGCGTCTTCACAGGAAAGGCTAACCCAATTTCTTTCTGCTTTTTTAGCAAAAACAGAGAATGTATATGTCGCTCCAGAAATTACAGTAACAGAAGATGAAAGTCGGACAAAGTGATTGTCTGTTACTGCGGTTTCTTCAAGATATGTTCCTGAAGTATTCCCATCTGGCGCTTGAATAGCGGAAGGTGTTACCGTTGCTCCGGTAGATACACTCCAAACCGCATTACTAAAGTCCTCAGAGTACTTCAACAGATTATGCGGACGCCACTTGATCGCGGGTACTTCGCGGACGGAGATGTTGTCTATGTAAGCCGTATCATTATACGATGTAAGGTTCCTAAGATTGAGATAAGTAGTCGTAGAGGTTGCAACAATAAAAGTGCTTATGTCAGTTGTAGAAGTAGACGATATATATAAGTCGGCACTTGCTGGACCACTACTTGAGATATCAAACCGCGATGCTGCTCCTGAACGGGTGGCTGTTACTTGATAAACTTTACCAACCTCAGTAGTAATAATCTGATATGCCCTCCCCTCCTGAGTTCCGTCTACTCCTGTCGTCAAAGCAATCCCAGAAGCATTCCACGCAATAGAACCTCCAGCTTCAGAATAGTCCGTCCAGTTCCTAAGGTCTGTATCAAATGTCCCGTTCTTAACAAGCTCTGGCCCATCCCCGTCCACCATAGTGCCGAGGCTGGTAGCAGAGTGCGTCATAGCCCCACTGAACGTGGTAGCTGATCCGTCTGTCCTGTAAGTCTCTCCAGTAAAATCGAATGCGAGTTCTGGCTCAAAGCCATCTACTGCATAAGCATCACCCACGGCCCTGGTCAAAACATTAGACGAACCAATGTCTCGTGTTTGAATTGATCTTGTCCTTACAAAAGCCATTACACTTTCTCGCAATTAGAAACTATAAATTAAGGAGTCCACCTGTCAGTAACAGAACAATAAACACTAATTGTTCCTGAAGTATAAGCAGATACCCTGGCTCTTACATAACCCAAAGAATCACTATTAGCTGTTGTTCCATCAGCAGTAAACGTGCTTAAAGTAGTTGCGGTTTCGCTGTCGTGGGTTTTGTATTCAATTACAACAGTAGCTGTAGTAATCCCACTAACAGAAAATACTTTATCTTTAGGAAGCCTAAACCACTCACCTGTAGAGGTTGTGGTAGCACCATCAAGCAAAGTAATAGTGCGATTGTCAGATAGTGTTTGATATGTCATTATGTTTGTCTCCGCAGAGTCCAGATTAATAATTTTAAACTTGTCTTGAGATCCAGGTTACTGCTGCAACGACAACGATCCAAAACAATCTTTCCATATAAGCCCCAGCAGCAGCACTTCTTTGTAACTTATCTATAGAAATATCCATATTATTTACTTTTTGCTCTATGCCACTTTGCCTGTTAAAAACTGTAGTGAGTCTTTCTTCTACACGAGCCAGACTAATAACCGCGTGTTGGAGGTCGTCAATTTTTTTCTCTAGCCTAACTAGGCGATTTTCTGTTACTTCTGGCACGACTCACCTCTAAGAAGGCCAGGTTAAAGCTGGAAGCTCTGCTATAAGCTCATCTATCGTAGGAGGCTGTCTAGTACCAGCGTCTACCTCTCCAAGAACCTCATAGCATTTATCCCATACAGAATCTCTCCAATTAACACAAGCCTGACCTTCTGGGCCATACTTAGGATTAGTTGAAGTTGCATAAGTTGCTGCTGAAATCATTGAGTCATATTGACGTTCTGCAACCTTCTCATTCATAAATTTTTGAACAGCAAGATCATACTTTCGAAAAATCTTGTCTTGATAGTCCAGTTTCTCTTGAAAATCCATCTCAACAGCAGATTTAGCAAGAATCCATGCGCCATTTATATAAGTAGGTAGCTTGTCTGTGACAATCTTATGAGTCAAAGCATTGTGGTCTGGATCATTTACAACAGACACAGGAAAAACACCCCATTCAGCTAATAACTCATTACTAGGATTCTTTGGAAAAGAAGTATTCGGGTTATCGCGTCTAAGATCACCGATTGAGTATGGATAAATCTCGGCAATATTATTGTTTGCTTTTACATACATCTATTTAATCTCAATTTACAATAAAAATATTAAAGTGAATAAGCCCAAATTGCTGAACTAATATATCCAGCAATGTACATTTTTGCCCCATTTGGCTTAAAAAACAAACCTCTAGGAACAATCTCTTGTTGACCTACAGAAAAATCCTGCAAATAACTAGCAGTAGAAATATCCCAAGCTGTAGACAAACTGTACTCGTATATTTTATTATTGTTTTCTCCAACAATGTACATCTTAGTTCCGTCATATTTAAAGAATAAATCTTGTGGAACAAAATCTTGCGCTGATATTGAAAAATTTTGCACATAACTAGCTGTGCTAATATCCCAGACTGTGCTTAGACTATACTCATTAACATCATCACCAGCAGAACCAGTAATATACATCTTTGCTCCGTCAGGCTTAAAAAATAACCCTGTTGGAGAAGTTTCTTCTGTTGATACTGAAAAATTTTGAGAATAGCTGGCTGTGCTTATATCCCATCCAGTAGATAGGCTGTATTCATTTACATCATCGCCAGAAGAACCAATGATGTACATTTTAGTTCCATCATTTTTAAAAAATAACCCTTGTGGAATAGTCTCTTCTGTTGATACTGAAAAATTTTGTACATAACTAGCAGTAGAAATATTCCATTCAGTCGATAAGCTATATTCATTTACATCATCACCAACAGTTCCGGTAATATACATCTTGGTTCCGTCATCTTTAAAAAATAACCCTGTTGGGCTAGTCTCTTCTGTTAATACTGAAAAATAATCAGATGTTGGATAAGTAAAAGATGCAGTAGAAATATCCCAAGCTGTTGATAAGTCGTATTGATAAACTGTATCTATATACTCCACAATGACGTACATTTTAGTTCCGTCATCTTTAAAAAATAAACCTTCTGGTGTGACTAATGAAAAATATTGCTGAACTAAAGAAAAACTTTGCACGTAACTAGCACTAGAAATATCCCAAGCTGTCGATAAACTGTACTCATATACATTTTCACTTTGGCCAATGACGTACATTTTGGTTCCGTCATTTTTAAAGAATAAACCTCTTGGGGTAGATTCTTGTGAACTTATAGAAAAATTTTGTACATAACTAGATGTACTGATATCCCAGGCTGTGCTTAGGCTGTATTCATATACATCATTATTATCGTTGCCGAGCATATACATTTTTGTTCCGTCTGATTTAAAAAATACATCACTAGGCGCAATATCTTGTCCACTAACAGAAAAATTTTGTACATAACTCGCAGTGCTTACATCCCATGCTGTAGATAAACTATATTCATTTACATCATCACCAGAAAGACCAGTAATATACATCTTGGTTCCATCATTTTTAAAAAACAAACCTGCTGGGTATATTTCTTGGGAAGAAACAGAAAAAGCCTGAACGTAACTAGAGGAAGAAACATCCCAGGCTGTGCTTAAATTATACTCTTTGACATTTCTAGTAGAATCGTCAAGCACATACATCTTGGTTCCATCTGATTTAAAAAACACATCAGTTGGACTATTATCAACGCTAACAGCAAAAAAATTAACAGGCGTGTCATCAAATGCAGCAGCAGAAAGATCCCATCCGCCTCCTAACAATCCAGCACCTTGTACTTTATGCCAAAGCATTATGAACCATCTCCTACCAAAGCTCCGTAGAGAGTTGTGCTAACTTTCCATAAGGCCACTACGGTATATCCAGTAGTTGCTAGTGTCGGTGCGCTCCCTGCATTATTCACCCAAGTCATCGTAGGCCAAGTAATTGAATATGCAGTGCCATCATCAATCATTAAAGTAATAGCCTCTCCAGAAGAGAGATTATCTGTTAATGAGGTAATGTTCCCAGTTAAAGTAACGGTATGAATTGAACCATTATCTGGGTCTAAATCTGTTGTATTTGCACCGCTAGTAGTGGCCCAAGAATATACGTCCTCTAGTATTGTTCCTGTTATTGTTAAACTAGAAGGATTGGTTCCAATTTCTACAACTGTACCACCTGAATCTTCAGTAAAAAGCCTTTTATCAGTTACATTGACAGCCAACTCACCTTGGACAAGATCGCCAGAAGTAGGTACTGCTGAGCCAGTTGAACTATTCTTAGTAATAATGGTTGTCATCTATCTCACCTTTGCTTTAACAGCTCGTAACCTTTTCTCCGCTTCTTTCTTTGTTTTGGAGTATCCAGGCACTTTATCTATTTTCCAACCTTTCTTGGTTTTGCGTATTGGCATTACCACTTAACCTTATCTGCCCAATAAGCTGCAGACATTTTCCCCTTAGAAATATTCTTCGCGTGACGAGCCTTAAAAGATCGTCTGCGAGCTTTTTCTTTCTCAGTTTTAGGACTTTTCCCTGCTCCACTAACTCCCTGCTGACCAAATCTTATTGTTTTGATTTGATCCCCTGACTTAGCCACAACAACGTGACTTTTCGTTGGATGATTAGGAGTTCTTTTAGGTTTGTTATACCCAGAAACTCCAGCTCTTTGTAACCTTGAATCTTTCTTCATAAGAATAGACCAGGGGGCTTACGCCCCCCAGTCCTCACCTTCTTAGGCGTCTGGAACAACCAGGATGAATCCTGCTTCCGGACGATGAGCCTGAACACCATAGAGAGCATCTGCAGTGTAAAGGGTCGAGAGATACTCTTGCTTGTACTGAGTTTGAGAACGAACGCTCATTTGCTCAGCAAGAACAAGTGCATCTTTGTGGATCAGGAAAGCTCCACGCACATCAACAGTACCAGCACTGTTTGAAGTTGCATCTTCAATCAGAGGGCAGTTAGAAGATACGTAAACGTCAATGCCATAAACTGAACCAATCAAGCCAGACTGTACAGTCTTGCTGTCTCGGAAATCAGAAGAAACATAACGCTCAGTACCCATGATGGCAGAACGCAAAGCAGGAGGAATAACAAATGCACGATCAGTCATAGGAACGTCATTGTCATCCATCAGCTTGATGAGAGCGCGGAAACCAGCATCAGTAAATACGTCAGTGGCTACAACGGTATCATCAGTGTATGCAGTCAAACCAGTTGATGCGTCAACAAAGTAAGAGTTAGCATTTTCCCAAGCAGTACCAGTACAAGTACCAGAAACAGCAACAGTCAGGTCAAGAGTGCTTGAACCAAAACCTGTGCCAGCTCGGAACAAATCATCATCTACTTGCTTGGCAAGAGCATAGCCAGCATCTTCAGTGTAAAACTGTCGAAGCGAAGCAAGAGCCTGTACCTCTACAATATCCTCGATCAAACGAGAGTATTCGTAGTGACGATTAATAGTGATAGTGGTTTCACTTTCCAGGTTAGCCTGCATCGTGACAGCAGTTGCTTCTGCCTTGGCATTAGCACTACCACGAGTAGGCTTAGGAATGTGGATAACATCTCCTTTCTTGCCGCTCATAGCCATTTTCTTGACCAGAGGAGCCATTTTCAGAGATGCTTGATAAGCAGCAATTACTTCGTCTGACCATATTTCAGGTACAAAAGTATTTGCTGCGGTTTTGTCTACTACCGCATTCGCGGTAAAGTAAGCGCCAGAAGTTTCACCAGCCATTTTTAATTACCTCATCTAACGCGATTCTCCCTATAAGCCTTAATAATCTCAGGCTCCATAGCAAGATATCGCGACTTGTCAGTCTTCATAAGTTCAATAATATCCTGCCTTCGATATATCTTTCTTGAAGATCTTTCAGAACTAGCTTTAACACTACCAGTAGAAGCTTTATTAATAGCATCCTTACGAGAATCTTTCTCAGCCTGAGAAGCATCTGACTTTACTGCCTGAATAGCTTTATATTGAGAGAAAAGCTCATCTGCTGCAGCAAAATCATAATTCTTATCAGCCCTTGAAAAAAGCTCTTTCCTAATCTCACTGTTGCTCACCCAGTTAATAAAATTACTATCTTGAATGAGATTAATGGCATCAGGATGTTTGCTTAAAATAGCCTCCTTAGCATGGTTTTGTTTAAATTGTAAGCTCGCTGCTTGCGCTTCCTTAATAGCAGGATGGTTAGCAATCTTGCTTTCAACTGCCTTATCTGGATCTGCAAAGAAATCTATCTCTTCAGCAGGCTCCGGTGCTTTGTTTTCAGACTGTTTAAGAATGAAGTCATCAACTACCTTTCTAAGTTCTCCTAACTCATTGCCTTGAGTCCCCAATCTGCTTTCAGCTTCCTGGTGCATCTTAACAAGTTCGTCTATAGACTTATTGCGGTATTGCTGCGGTAACTCTGCTACCCCTTCTTCAGGTTTTTCTGCAGATTGCTCTACAGGCTCCTCTTCTAGGACAGAATCCAGCTTGTCAAATTTTTCATCTACCTCTACTGGGTCAATTAGTTTAGCCATTATTAAACCTCTATAAGACCGACTTTAGCTACCCTTGAACTCCTTTGAGTATATTGGACTATTGATCGGCTGCCTTACGTTCTAGTTTCATCTTTTCTTCTCTGTTCTTAATCCACTTCTCTGTAGCACCTGGAAAATGACCAGAGGTTGGATCTAAACTACATCGAACAGGAGAAATGATCCTCCGAGCTACCTGATTACACTGAGGACAATCAATCTCTGTGACTTCACGCAAAACAAGACTTTCAGTAGAATGTCCAGCTTCACATACAAAATCAAAAAGAATCATTGCTACCCTCGTTAGCGTAATGCTCAATGGTAGATTCCATGTTTAACAAGAAGGCAATAATATTTAACTGTCCTTTACGGAAGTACATATCATCGTTATCCTTCGTTGCCTCAACAGAATTTATTTGAAGAGCGTTGCTTTTAAACTCTTCCATTAATACTTTCCAGCCATCGGTTGCAAACATATCAACCAAGGCTTCATAATGCTTTTCCGTCTCCTGATCCACCTTTCGTCCTCCTCGATTTAGTGGGCTTATCGAAATCTTTTAACTGTTTTTCTATTTCTTCTAATCTTTTCTCAAGTCTTAAAAAAATCAAATTGACTTGATCCAAGATGTTTTGCATTTCTCTATTAGTTATCATTTCAACGCCTTGGCGGTTTCAAGATTAAGCTTTCGTTCTGCCAGCATTCTATCTGTAGCTTTCAGCCTTCTTTCAAATTCTTTATCATCCTGAGTGCCTACCCTTAGATTAGTAGACACTGCTTTAATACGATCATTCTCAAGCTCAACAGGAATAGCTTTAGTCTCTGCTGCAATCTTCTGCGCTCTAGCTTGAGATTCTGCAGCCTGACCATTAAGAGCATTAGTTTGAGATTCTTGAAACGCCATCTGAGCCTGTTGAATAGCTTGTTGAGCCTGCTGCTGCTCTGGGCTAGGTTGACCAGCTTGTTGAAGCGTTTGAATTAATTGCTCCCTGTTAGCAAGATTCATATTATCAATAATTGACTGAATCAAAGCAGAATACAGAGGAGACTCTGGAGACATTGTTTGAAGAAGCTGAACTAACTGAGTAACCTCATACTCCCTGGCAATAATCCCCAGAGAAGAAGTAACTTCAAACTTATAATCATTAACAGGATAGATTTCTGGCTCAAACTGCATATAACGATGAGCTACCTTTGTTACGAAA